ACAAACATGTTTGAGACTGAAAGTCTGGAAATCGTGTTTTCTGACCGATTCCTAAATACCGCACAGAAAAAACCGGGTCGACAGTATTCGAATAGCCTGACTGACTGCATACCAGTTTGAGACCCATTAACCGGCACTGCAATTATGCAGTCAATTAGTTTCAAATGCATAGAAATGCATTCCCGCTGCATAATATGCAGTGATGCCATAAATTGTGTTGCATAAAATGCAATTTATGCAGTCAATATAAAAATGTGCATGGTCGTTATATATCTACTGCATATATGCAGTCATATAAATATATAATATATAGCAAATATATTGCCAGTGTCAGTATTCATATATGTATTATAATATACCGGTTAACTGCATAATATGCTGTCAATACAACTAGTCAAAACATAATTATAACCCCACTGGGGGTGTGGGGGTGGGGCGGGCGAAGCCCGCCCCGGGCGCGTAGCGCCATTACTCCCGATTACATTGTATCGGATATATAAATCTACCAATATAATATACTTCATCTATTCGGTTCTCGGCAATATGTATATTTTACTAAAATAGAATGGTTATATTACATAGCATTATTGTATGGCGGATATTTCATACTATGGAATTATATTATTGCCTATATAGAAAACAATGTATAGAGACATATCCGAGTGTATCTCATATCCCTTGTAAACTTGCGCCTTCTATAAATATCGGTATATTATTGTAGGTTATTATAATACATGCCAATCTACTCAAATTGATATGTTCTCTTATATGCAATAAATTATGCACTATATCAGCAACCGTCAGTATTACTTTATGCATTGTATTACTGGAATCGAACGCATGCAATTGTATATTCACATAACGCAAGTCTGGAACGTTTCTCAATATATCCTCTTTTATTTTGGCTATAATGTGTTTGAAATATTCATCTGCGGTTCGGAAATAATAGCGGTGTTGGATTGGGTTCTCTATTTTGGCTACGGAATATTCCCAAAACCCCGGACTAGCATATACTTTGCAATTGACTTCTCTTATATAAAATCCAGAGTATGTTGTCATAATAATATTTTTGTATAGATATGCATATTACTATTTGCTATATCCATGTTTCAATTTTATTACATAGAGTAGGAATAGGAATTACATCTTCAACTAGATATTTCAAAACAATTTAAAACGAATATATTATACTACATAGAACAATATATTCTATGAATGAACCCAGCGATGAACAGCTAGTTGTCATAAAACACCTACAAACCCAGAAAAATGTCATAGTGGATGCTATTGCCGGTTCTGGAAAAAGCACCACTATTTTATCCGTTGCAAAAGCATTTATAGGTATTAGTATCTTACAAATGACATACAATTCCGCATTGCGACTGGAAATTAAAGACAAAATCGGTTCTCTCAAAATAGAGAACATCGAAGTGCATACTTTCCACAGTCTAGCCAAAAAATACTATATGCTTTCTGCACATACCGACACGGCTATTCGATATATTCTATTCAATCAAATAAAACCCCGCATTAGTATTCCCACTTTCAAAATGATTGTATTAGATGAAACGCAAGATATGTCTTTCCTATATTTCCAATTTATGCTAAAGTTCTCCAAAGACATGGGAACATCCTTTCAATTACTGATATTGGGCGATTATAAACAAGGATTATACGAGTTTAAGGGCGCCGATACGCGATTTCTTACTTTGGGAGACAAAATATGGGAGCTTCACCGACAACTTATACATAAAGAGTTTGTTCGGTGCACTCTGAAAATGTCGTATCGCATTACCAGACAAATGGCCAGCTTTGTGAATGATGCCATGTTAGGAGAAACACGCATGTTCTCGGGTAAAGATGGAGAACCAGTGTATTATTATCGCCATAGTAGCCGTAATGCAGAATATTTCGTTATCGCACAGATTAAAAAATTGATAGAAACCGGTGCTAAACCATCCGACTTTTTCGTATTATGTGCATCCGTAAAAGGCCAAAATAGTTATATCAGAAGAATGGAAAATGCACTCGTTGAACACAATATTCCTTGCCACGTTCCTATGCTTGAAACCGAGAACGTCGACGAAAAAGTCATTGACGGGAAAGTAGTGTTCTCCACTTTCCATTCCGTAAAAGGTAGACAACGTCGCTACGTATTTATTGTGGGATTCGATAATAGCTATTACTATAAAGCCAAAACCGCCTCAAGAGAAATATGTCCAAATACACTTTATGTCGGCGCAACCAGAGCAACCGATTGTCTATATGTTCTCGAAAAAAACGATTTCGCAACAGATAGACCCCTCGAGTTCCTCAAAATGACCCATCATAAAATGAAAATGCAACCTTATATCTCGTTCAAAGGAACTCCCCAATCCGTTTTCTATAAAAAAACGCCCGAAAACGAACAAAAACAACTCATTCCCCGATTTAATACAACTCCGACCAATCTCATCACTTTTATTCCCGAAAATGTTATAGAAGAAATTAGCCCCCTATTAGACCGCATATTTATTCGACAAACTGGAGAACCGACAGAAGAGGATGAAATCGAACTCCCTACGGTTTTCAAAACGAGGAATGGTTTCTACGAAGACGTTAGTGATATAAATGGTATTGCTATTCCATGTATTTATTATCATCATATCCAAAAACGATGGAAAAACACCGATTCATCTCCCAATAGTTTAAAGACCATGATAGAGAACAATATGTCCGATAGCAAAGATAAAGAACACTTGTATTTGAAAGACATTATACAACATATGCCGGAAACATGTGTCCGCATTTCCGATTTTTTATATGCATCCAATATCTATATCGCTACTCAAGAACGGCTGTATTTCAAATTGAAACAAATCGAACCGGATGAATATACTTGGCTCTCCAGAGAAAACGTCATTAAATGTATTAAGAGGCTAGATAAACATGTGTTATCCGATTGTGCGCGTAAAATACCCGTCTTTGAAAAAGTTCTCATCGATTATTCTATGGATAAAGAACATGAAGATATAGATGCAATATTGAAACCCTTTTTTGATAAAGAAACCATCTTCCGATTCTCCGCCAGATTGGACCTTGTCACCGAAAATACCGTATGGGAATTGAAATGCACAAGTAAAATAACCATAGACCACCTATTACAAGTGGTGGTGTATGCCTGGTTGTGGAAAATATTGGTTGCCGACGAACGTCGTATACGCATCCTCAATATTAAAACGGGAGAACTACTAGAACTCTCTGCATCTTTGGATGAATTGACATTCATTGTTGTCGCATTATTAAAAGGGAAATATTGCGACCCGATTGTGAAAACCGACGAAGAGTTTGTGAGAGATTGTCAAAATATGTTTGTTTACACAGAATAACTCAAAGTGCTCCATATTTTATCTAAATTGCTATTTAATGGATCATCCCATCCACCAAATAACCCACATACTCTATTGACATTCAATGCATGTGCTATAGATAATGGTGATGACAAATTACCTACGAATAATTTACATGAATATATAGCACTACATAACTCCGCGAAATCAGTTATTTTGCAATATTCTATTTGCAACTTCGTTTTTTTACAAAATATCTTATATTGTTCTATATCCGCAGCCACATAAATCAAATTATCCTTGTATTTATTATGTAATACTTTAAAATCTAATAAAGGCCATCTACGATCAGTTGTATTTACTACTATCTTATTCTTCCATTTATCATTATATTCTACATCTAACCATTTATGTTTCCCCCAATCTATATTATATAGCATACTGTAATTATAGTGCCAATTATTATGATTCAAATTGCGTAAATGTCGCCAAGCGGTTAAATCTATTAAATAAGGTTCTCCCATATGTATTTTGTATTCGTGAACGTATTTTTGTTTTATTATAGTGCTATACGTATCATTATATGTGTTTTCTAACCCGTTTCTGAATGCTTCGCCCCTATTTGATATATATATTATTCCTTTTCTCCCTGAATTGTAAAAGTTCTCGCACACAACCGATAAGGACTGAATAAAATCTCCCAATAATCCACCATTTATATATATCAGTGGTATAAACTCAAATACATGTCTATCTGCGATAATCGATACTGGTAGCGTATATGTAGATATATTTATTACGTCGCATTCTGATATACCAGTAATATTAATAATAGTCGGATTATGAAACATCTTTTTTATAGTAATTTGTATCTCAGGAGTTGTCTCAAATGACACTAAATCATATTCAAGCAATAAATAGTTTATCTCCGGTATTTTATCATATATTTCATTTTCATTTTTTATTATTATTTTACAGTGAGTCGATACATAGCTTTTTTGTTCTCTTATTACAGATGTAGCACTTAAATTAAACCAATTCTTTATGCGAAATCGCTTTTGATTGTATTCAAATATATCATTTGATACCTTCGCAAAATACGGATTGTGTATATCCATAGCTTTCACTATATCAGTCATATCCCATATCTTTTCATTTATATACATCAATAATTTGTAATAAAACGCGTACGCCGACCTGTATTTATTACATTCTTGCAATTCCGCTATCTCTTTTTGTATATCTTTTTGTTTCTCAACATTATGTATTTTTTTTTGCTTTAACTCCAATATAGACAGTTTATCAATAGCCTCTCCTATAGACACCTTGACGTTCATATGCTTTATATGTATAAAGCATATAAAATTATATATTGTTTATTTTCTAAATAATATATTTTCAAATTTTAACAAAAAATTGCGACAACACCATTCTGACTTCATTTGCAAAACACCCGCTTGAGTATTTACAATTGCTTCTTTTAGTGAAATATTTGGAAAATAATTGATATATTTATGAATATGTCTGAATGAACGATCGCCCGATACTAACAGCGGTCTACCTGACGAAATAGCTTGATCAGTTACTGCCGCTAATCCACTAGCAAACATGTGTTGCCTATTATAGTAAAAACAATTTATGGTTTGTTTTGAACATATGTCTATAATATTTTGTTTTGATAGATTATCATTAGTTATTGTTAATTTTATACCAGGTTTGGTTATAATATCACTACAATTAGCTTTGATGGAAGTAATTATATCATCATGCATGCTATCTGGCACATATGTTGCGCGTGGTATATTAAAATGAATATTTGCATTATCATATTCATTTTGAACGATTTCTACTATTTTATGCCAGTCTTTACCGTAAGTTGCAAACCCAAAACTAAAAATATTTGGAACAATATGATTTATGTCTATTGGGTCGGTAGTTGATATATATTCATCAATCGGTCTACCAAATGCATGAATACATTCAGTTTCTAGTATAGTCGGGTCTAATACAATATAATGATTGAAATATTTTGGAGAAAACGCTATCACGTCTGATGAAAATGATACTTCTGTTACGACACAAAATGTTGGTTTATTATATGACGTAATAATATGTTGATTCATCCAATTATTTACAGTAGGATGATGATTGAAAATTGCAAAATCATATGATACATCTAAACTTTCGGCTTCGGAATAATCTAATGTATAGTTTGTACTTGTAGATAATGCATTGTAGCACATTTTTCCACTTTCCCATATACTACATAATGCTTTTCTCGAGTTATAAAAAATGCCTTTCATTATAGTATACTAAACAATTAATACCTGTTTATATTATTTATTAAAGAAGAATGAATGTAATCGTCATCTACATTATTTTCTCGGTAATATTTATATCCCTTACTTTCTAATAATTTGCGAAGTTTCATACGATTTGTAGCTATAAAATTGTGTTCTACGCAAATATATCCAAATATGTACTTATCAAAATCATGCGAGTTCAATATTTCCCATTCGGAACCCTCTGTATCCAATGATAAAAACTCTATAAAACTAGGAGCGTTTAGTTCATCTAAAATAGTCGTTAACTTTTTTGTGGTTACTGTAATAATAGGATTGTGTAATATGTGAGTATGACTATTCGTTTCTACAAATCCGGAACATCCTCCAGATTTATCGTCTATAAAACTCATTTGCTTATCATTTTCATTAAATACGGCATATGATAAATTAATACAATTCGGGCGATTCTTTACTAAATGCGAAAAATAGGTTGGATTTGCTTCTACACATACTCCCTTCCAATTATAGTCATATTCTAATAAATAAGTATTTGACATACTTACACCGTCATATGCTCCTATTTCTACAAAAAATCCGTTTGTCTTTTTATCAAATATATTTATAACGTGTTCATCTTGTCCAAACTGTGATTTATTTGACATATATATGTATGTTTATGTATATTATTTACCATATGAACGTATATATAATGATATTACACCGAGCGAATAATATAACAAAAGCGAGAACGCAGGAGGTCGGAACGACCGAAAGTGTTCGAGATTTATCCGGAGATGGTTTATCATCGAAGGATAAAAAACATGCAACAAATTACTTGAAACATAGTTATAAAATATATAAGTAATAATTATGTTTTGTCTCATTTTTCTTTTCGGTCGATGTAATACACTTATATTTCGAGTAAAATACTATCTATTGATTTTGTAGGACTCCAACCTAAGCTCAATAACTTTGTCGGATATCCCTCTATATTTGTAGGCCGTGCATCAAACCCTAAATATTTGTTCTCCATTATTACAACCTCGATATCGGTTCCTTTTTTATATAAAATATTATCACGTTGGTGCAATTCTATTCCTGCATTTTTATATTTGCGTAATACCAAATCATACACTTTATGACTTTCCGTATTACATATCAAATAATCCTCCACGGGTTCTTGTGCGATTATTGCATGTATTGCGCTTGCTACATCCGATGCATGCAATATGTTTCTATACGAACTTAAATCCCCAATTATAAGTGGTTTTATGTCTGTAGTTTTACATTCCGCTATATGTTTTGCAACTTTATTCAATAAAAAATGCGGCTTTTTTAAAGGCGACTCCGTCGTAAAAATTACACCATTATAAAACGGTAGATTATACGTCTCCCTATAAAACCTCGCCATATTATGCCCCATCGTTTTTGCTATAGAATATGGATGGGAATGATACATATTCGTATCGTCTTCTTGCACCGCATATTCTACATGACCCTTGTATATTTCACTACTCGATGCATTAAATAATTTTGTATTCCATCCTCGTTTATGTATTATATCACATAATTTTACAACTAGCAATCCATTTGACATGATTGTTTCCAATGGATTATTGTATGCATATTGAGAACTTGATATAGACGCCATGTGTACTATTACATCAGGCTTTATGGTTTCTAACGTAGTGGTCAATTTAGTGTCGTCATTCATATCGAAAGAAAACTTGGTTATATTTTTCTCATGGACAAATGCAGTATTCCGCGTTATACCATATAACGTATAATCAGTAAATCGCTCTTTAATATAGTGTGAAATCATTCCATCGCAACCAGTCAATAACAACTTTGGCTTTGATCCGACAACATCGAACTGTGGAAATGGAAATATAAATTGCCCGCCATTTTCCAAAAATGCATGTTCTCGTTGTAGTATTTCGTCCCGAAAATGCCACGGCAATACGAATAAATAATCCGGGGGATTATCTCGCATTTGTTCTTCACCTATAATTTCTATACCAGTAGATGTCATTTTTCCAATTTTATTCAGATTTCGCTCTACTGCATATTTTATGTATTTGTCATCCAATCGGGCATATTGCAATAGACAATTTCCTTTAGTCGATGCGCCATAAATGTATACATTTTTACCATTTGCAACAACTGTCTCTATAAATGTGCGTAATTTATTCACTTCGGCATTTACATTCTCCATAAATCGTTTATATAAATCCATGGTCATTATACCATATTCCTTTTCCTCATTCAGAATACTATTTACCAGCTCAGTATTTGGTGTGTGTATGGTACTCGTTTTCTTAGCAAAATATACCCGAAAACTTCCACCATTAGAATCATTGAACCTAACATCTACTATTACAAATCCGGCTCGGTCTGCTATATCTTTTACTTGATGCAATGAATAATATTCCAAATGTTCATGACAAATCGTATCTATACTATTTGTTTTTATCATCGTTGGCAAATAACTCTGTTCACACGTCCATATACCATCATCATCTAATATCGCGTAAATATCGGTTGCAAATTGAACCGGGTCCGGTAAATCATAAAACATGCAAATTGAACTTATCAGTTTGGGCCGTATATTTCCAAATGCTGTAGTAAAATTATCATACGTAAAATATGTAGGCAATAATTCCACATAATCATAGTATTGCTTAAACTGTTTCCCAGTAGGGTCTACACCGATTCTTCTAAAATCAGCGGAATAATATTGCAACATTGTCGAATCATTACTTCCAATATCTACAATTATATCACCGGGCGATAATTGAACCTTTGTTAATATTTCTTCTTGATATAATTTTAAATGTGTTCTCATCGTGTTGCTAATACCTGACCTATATCCATATTCATGTTCATACAATTCATTACAGTCGGTTGTTTCTTTCAATTGAACTAGCCCGCAACTTTCACACATACATAATGTAATAGACGTTTTTGGTGTGGAAAAATCCCCATACGTTGGAAATCTCGATGTAATGTACTGCTCTCCCAAACATATTATATCGTTGGTAGTATTTTGTTTACATAATCGGCAACTTTGTATGTTCATTTATATTAAATGAACATAACTTATAATCTTTATATATTACTTTATTATAACAATATTATCCTTCTACATATCCTCCACATACGGATATATTTCCACATGCTCCCATATACGGTGTATGGACCACCATGTTCTCCATTTGCGATTCCAATTCTCGCAAAAACATGGCAAATACTTTTTCGTATGCATAACAATTCACAAAATAATGATTTGCATGCTGTAAAAATGCATACCATCTCATACTAACATCTCTTGGTAGCTTATATAATATTGTCGACGCACATTCTTTTTCGCAATAGTATTGCACCATAGCTTGGTCGTTATTGTAGATGTCATACGAGAACCTATCCGTCAGTTTATACCGCCCGCTCAGTTTAAACAAGGTATCATATTCTATATTACTTGCCGATAAATATTCCAATGCATATATCGTCATGGTTCCCTCGCCCATCGCCTTCGAATGAGAATGGATTCGCTCTATATAGGATTTATCTGGGTGGTCGTATAAATTGATAAATATATCGGTATGTTCTCGAAAATAGTGGGTTTCTTCGTCAGTTAATAGAGAACATTCTATAACCATTATTTTATTGTTGGGAATATGGGCCTTTACCGAAGCTATCGACGCTTTCGTTTGGTCAAACCGTTCTTGTTTTGAATATACACTCCTCACCGCATTATACGATAATGGCGCATTGGGTGGGTCTATTATGGACGGTATAATCGTTATATTCTTTTTCGGGTTCTCCACATCTAGCGCAATTTGTTCGGCCCAATAGTGCATCGACAATTTCGTATAATAATCTGCGTCAGTAGTGTTATACACATTATAATCTAGTTTATATACATCCAATTCATCCCATGAATCCAATACTATCATCGGTATATCCATTTGGGTTCTCAAAATATCTATATGAGAACTGCGCAATACTATCGGAATACACTTAAAATAAAGCGCTTCCCATAATCGATGCGTATCAAACCCATTTCCCTCCGGGCAAATACAAAACTCATATTGAGCCAAAGTGCGACGGTATTCCCGCACCGGAACCGTAGGTTCCGTCGGTATGTTTTTTGAAACCAATATATTATAACAGTGGGTCCGTTTGGTTATATTTGTCTCTATATTGAAATGGAAATACACAGATTTTGTTTTTGGCGTATTCAAGTTCTCCATAATCGACATTGTATTTCCATGAAGCCATTGGTCATTTGCTATACCGATTGGTAGTGCGAACAATTTATAGTGAAATATCGCCACATTTTGCGCATACCATTTTATTAGTTTGGGATGTGCCAATATATACCTATTTTGTTCCGTATCCATGATATTTTCATCGCTATTATGTGTTATTAAAATAAATGGATTCTTAAAATAGTGGATTTTTTGAACAAAGATACCTAATCGATGAGCATAACAAAAGAGAACCGGTGGGTTATTATATTCACTGGGTATACTGTCCAAATGCATATGTTTGTCAGATTGATGCCATATAAGTGGATTATATTGAAAGTCGAAATCATATCCCAGATATATATCCGCTAGTTGCTGGAATCGTTCTCCTTTTACTATGGTATTCTCCGAAAACATTCTATTGCAATACGTATATAAATATATTTATATGCATAACAGTATAATTATTTATGAATATTGTATTAACGTGCATTGGTAATTTCCAAGAATATATATTGATTAATATAAAGCAACTTATCCGTCTCGGACATACAAATGTCTATATTATTACAAACCGGGGGTTTTTCAACAAGTTCTTGCAGTATATGGAGAATATTCGGCTGATTGCCGTCGAAGACCTAGATGATTCATACAATTATAATGCAACCACGCAGTTAGATAATCAATTCCGCGGGGGATTTTGGGCGTTAACATCCGCCCGGTTCTTTTATTTATACGAGTTTATGCGGAAATATGTTATAGAAAATGTCATACATTTAGAGAACGATGTTCTCCTCTATTACAATACAAATGTGTTATATCCATTACTAGATAAAACAAAACTCTACTTACCATTCGATACATTCCATCGTAATATCGCTAGTATCATGTATATTCCAAACTCGGCCGTCTTTAAAACGGCGTTGGATGTATATGACCTCGGGAAAAATGATATGGAGAACTTTGCGACGATTCAACGACAAACCCATATTATTGAGAACTTTCCTATTTTTATAAGCGATAGTTCTCATGACGCCGAACACCAATTTGTATCCAAAAACTTCGACCAATTCCAATATATATTTGACGCGGCGGCGATTGGCCAATATGTAGGCGGAGTCGACCCACGTAATATTCCCGGAAACACTGTGGGATTTGTCAATGAAACATGTGTTATAAAATATGATGCATATTCGTTCTCATGGAAAGATGTGGACAATATTGCGCGACCGTTTATACGTATTCGCGATGATTGTATTGTTCCTATTTTTAATCTACATATTCATTCAAAGGCATTGGAGAACTTTGTATTTTTCCCCCCGAAAACGGTCGGTATTGTTATTACCCGGCATGTTCGATGCGAAAATACAAACAAAGTGTGGAATGAATGCTATAGATGTATTCGCCGTTGGTATCCCGATAATATTATTATGATTGTAGATGATAATAGTAATTATCAGTATATAACTAGCGAATCCAATTTGATAAACTGTTTTATTATACAGAGCGAGTTCCCCGGGGCGGGAGAACTGCTCGGATATTACTATTTTCACAAGTATCATTTATTCGATACCGCCATTGTTATACACGATTCTAGCTTTTTAAACGGCTGTTTACCCATTGACGATATACAAACCGCGCGATTTATATGGCATTTTTCACACGAATGGAATAATACCCCCGCCGAGCGAGAACTAATACAATTATTAGATAAATCACCGGCGTTATTGCATATACATCAGGATACAAATAGATGGAAAGGTTGTTTTGGCACACAATCTGTTATAACCTTCTCATTCTTAGATACAATAGTTCTCCAATACAATCTATTTCGGCTATTTACCGCAGTCCGACATCGCAATGAACGGTGTCAAGTAGAACGTATATTCGGATTAGTATGTTGCGCAGAAGACCCATCCATAAATGCGAACCCATCTATCATGGGAGTCATACACGATTGCGAAGACTTTGGAACCGTCTCGTTTGATAGATATAAAACATGTTTTCCGTGGTATGAACATTTACGCATTATTAAAACATGGACTGGTAGGTAATAATATTGATATACCAATGATATAAAAATACCACAAAAAGTTATACATATCTATGTCTGAATTAGATTTAGGATGGTGTCAAGGATATATGGCTTTACAATATCATTTAGAAGATGCATATATAGAAAGCAATATGGATATATCAGTGTTATCTCATGAATTATATAGGCAACCTATAGCGATATTTGCGAGACAATATTATAATGAAATAAATGCGCTAGATAATATAAAAATCCACGACTATTGTTTTATAGGGTCAATCGAATCATCCTATGAAAACCGTAGATGGGTTCTCGACTTTGTAAAACAACATTTTACGTCAAACTCCATTTTTATTAATACGGATTATACACCCGACTGGCAATTATTGGGAGATTTCGATTATTCCGATAAACAACTCGGATTTTGCCCAAAACACCACGACCAATCCAGAAAATCGCAATATCGTATTGTGCACGAAAATCTGTTTTATTTTAATTCTATGAAACAAAGCCGGTTTGTTCTATGTCCAGCCGGAGATACATCATGGTCCTTCCGATTTTACGAGGTTCTCATGTGTAAAAGTATCCCCATTGTCGAATCATGGCATCACACATACCGCACAGCCGAAGAATCCGTCATCAAATATAAATATGTATTGTGTCAAGATATTGAGCGATATCTTCAAGATGAACGGTTAGACGAATATACCAATGAAAATACACAGTTGTTTGAGAAATATCATCTATTACATCCTGTGGATGCGACACCAGAATCGTATATTTCCTATATTGCCGGAGGGTTATTTGGCGATTTTTTCCACCAACTTTCTGTTATTAAAGAAAACTATATATCTACCGGGAAACGGGGCATCTTATATATCGCAAATATCGGCGATTCTTTCAAGTTCGGATTAGAGAGTACATACGAAAAGACATATGAACTCATTATAAATCAAGACTATATTAAAGACTATAAACTCCACAATGGAGAACATTGTGATATAAATCTATCTGTATGGAGAAATAACTGGCTGTTATATAGCCATAATTGGTATATTATTTTCAGAGATACTTATAAAATAGAATGGGGGCGTCATAAATGGATTGATGTTCCAAAATTGGATACGTGGGCAGATAAAGTCATTATAAACGAACCGGCCTATCGAGTATCCAAAATCAATTATCAAACGTTATACGACAAATATAAGGAAAAACTTGTATTTGTTGCATTTAAATCCACCAACTATATCGATTATGAAACCTTTACCCAGAAAACCGGATTGGACGTGCAATACTATAATCCCGAGAACATTGTAGAACTAGCAACTATTCTCAATTCATGTGCACTGTTTGTAGGTATTCCATCCGGAATGATGGCGATTGCATTTGCCGTTCAAGCCAATATTTTGTTGGGGAGACCACCGTGCAATTCCGAATACGCTATGGTCCGAACTCTACCCGACCACTTTCCCAATATTGTATTGGATGAAAGTGCGTGCGATGGGGTGTGATACTATGAATCGCCCTTGCGTATGCGATAACTATCTTCATCGTAATGTCGTGTCGATACTTCAAATACCTCGCTATCTTCCAATGCAATCAATTGATGCGGTTCTCCACGTTCATTTGTTATAACATCCCCCACGTCTAAATATTCACTATAAGAAACCCCGGCGACAGTATCTATCCAATGTAAAATAAACCGCCCTTTGGCCACATACCATGTCTCTTTTTTTTGTAGATGATAATGCATCGAAAAACGCTTGTTTTTATGAAAACATAATATTTTCCCACAATATTCAGGGTTATTTACAAATATGATTTCGCGACCCCACCCCTTTTCGACGATTTCGCACGGCTGTTTTTTTGACGGGGTCGTGGATGACGGGGCCTCTGGCCCCGGGACGGGGAAAACCGTCGATATATTGTGCGATTTATCGTCCAAATATACATCATAATCCGGCTTTTTCATAAGCAATGCATCATATTGCACATTCCAATTGCTCAATTGTTGGCGAGTGAGTGTTTCCCAATCTATACCGGATGTTGCGCCCCGGGCCGTCCAAATAGTTATACGATTTCCTTCCGACTTTAATCGGTTCACAAAATCGATACGTTCTTGAATCGGTGTGGATTCGGGGTAATTCGATGCAGTTGTATTGCATAAGGTTCCGTCCAAATCAACGTAATATTTTTTCATATATGGAACTATATGAAACATGCTTTAAATAGTATTGTCTATTATTTCTCACAAACAATCATAAAACTATTGTTCAAGTCCACCCCGGATTGCACTATATTCTTCATACCTTTATCCCGTAAAAAATGAACTATAATATCCGCCGTAAAACAATGATGATGTTTGCGATTATACCACGGCCGCCAATATATCTGCGAAAAGTCCGGCAAATACAAAAATAAGACACCGCCATTTTTCAGTGTGGATATCCATAGTTCCAGCGTTTCCACCCAATTGTCCACATGTTCCAAACAATGACTCGAATATATATAGTCGACTTGAATGTTCTCCGGCAAATGGTTTGCGTGGTAGCCGTTATCGAGTGCAATATCAATTCCTATCGCCCCGGGTAATTTCCAGTCCTCGCGACAAAATCCAATATCATAGCCCCGTCCTTTGCAAAAATGTTTCGCAAAAGGTATTGCAAATTGAGACGCATTTCCTTGAGATTGAAACTGGGGATACCTGGTATTTGAGAACTCTATAAACTCCATGGGATATTCTATTGGCCAATGTTTATATTTATATGTGTATAAATATAAAACCAAATACTGCATATACGTTATATGAAAATAATTGTTATAGGCGATGTTATAGTAGATACAAATCATATTTGCACGACTACACGCAATGCCCCGGAAGCAAATATCCCCGTTTACAATGTGATTGCAACACACCATATATTAGGTGGCGCAGCCAATGTAGCCAAAAATCTGGCGAATCTCGGATGCGATATCGAAATAGTATCCATTATAGGAGACGATATACCCGGTGCGAATATCATACAGTTATTTTTGGAAAATAATATAGAAAACCGCGTGTTTAGAGAACCCGGTAGGAAAACTACCCATAAAACACGGACATTTTGCGATAATAGATTGGTTAACCGGTATGACATAGAAGATACTGGCGACATTTCGTCTGAAATGCAATATATCCTGGTGAATCATATAAAGTCCCAATCCGACGTATCTGCCATCGTTTTTTCCGATTATAATAAGGGCGTATTAACGCCATATGTGTGCGAAGAACTCATTGCATATGCCGGTGCCAATCATATATATACATTTGTTGACCCAAAACCGTCAAGAGCGATAAAATATAAGAATTGTTTTTGTTTCAAATTGAATCTATTGGAGGCCGAGACCCTTTCCAGGAAGACATCCAAACACGATATTATTCGATACCTGAAAGAATATATTCAATGTCAGCATATTATTCTAACGTGCGGAGAACACGGAATATATATTGATTCGGTAGAACATCATATAACCAGCGCGGGTCCCGTCGACGTAATCGATGTCACCGGATGTGGCGATATCGTATTGGCCGTTAGCACATTTGTTTTTTTGAAAACCCGCGATATTTTGTGGGCCGGAAAACTGGCAAATCACGTGGCCAGAAAATGTGTATCCAATATTGGGAATGCAGAAATATCGCATGGGGATATAGACGATTTTGTAGATACTATTGTGTATGACCATGAAACCGATAAACTTACTAGGTTATCCAAAATGGGAAAACCCCTCGTATTTACCAACGGATGTTTCGATATTGTCCATTCCGCGCATATCCAATTATTGCAATTTGCCAAAAAACTGGGCGATATATTGATTGTAGGTATCAATTCCGACGCATCCGTTCGACGGTTGAAAGGCGAATCCCGTCCAATCAATGATGTGGTCGAACGGTGCCGATTGTTGACGAATCTAGGTATTATAGATTATATTGTGATTTTTAGTGATGATACGCCTCTGGATATTGTAAGGGTTCTCCAGCCATCCATTATTGTTAAGGGGGGGGATTATACAAAAGAGAATATTGTCGGGGCGGAATATGCCGAGGAAGTTGTTATATATGATTATGTTGCCGGGATTAGTTCTACAAATACGATTTCCAAAATATCTGGACGCGAAGAACGGAGAACATAGTTTGTCCATAAAATATATAAAACAATTGGTTATATATTGGTATGCAGTTCGATATTGTCATTCCAGTAGGCCCCAATGATATACAACTTATACATACACTCATTGAATATACCCGGAAAAATGTTCTCGGCTACCGCAATATCTATCTGGTTTCCTGCGACGATACTCTACGCGTCGATAATTGTATAACCATAAGCGAGAGTATTTATCCATTTCATACGTCCAATATCGGCGAGATACTCGGCCCAGATTGTCGCCAAAATTGGTATTTGCAACAATTATTGAAATTATATTCCCCGTTTGTTATACCTGATATTTTGGAAAATGTTCTCATTCTTGACAGCGATACTTTTTTTTTAAAACCTACCGCGTTTTTTGACGGCTCGGTGGGGCTATATTACTATATGAATGAGCGACATGAACCCTATTTCGCACATATGCGCCGTTTGCATCCTACTTTATCGCGAGTGCATCCGGATAAATCCGGGATTTGCCATCACATGGTATTGCAAAAACAATATCTACTAGAATTATTCGAGGTTGTTGGAGAACTTCACGGTATGGAGTTTTGGCAAGCGTTTTTACAGTGTGTAGTGGAATACAATACATCGGGCGCTAGCGAGTATGAGATATATTTTAATTTTATGAATAAAATGCATCCAGATAAAATACAATTGCGAGAACTGCGACATAGAGATATACAGCGATTTGAAGAAATACATACCGATTTCTATGATTATGTTTCCTACCATTGGCATGGGAGGTATTGAGGTGGGGCGGGCGGAGCCCGCCCCTTATGCTGTAGGTGGACAGGAAATCAACTTCAAAAACGCGTCTTCACATTTTTCCACCGTTAAATTGGCCATAATATACTCACGCGGTTGAAATGTTTTCAACTTTGCCATAAACAATCTATATTTATAATCAAAATGGGCCCGGGAATAAAATACTTCACCACATCTACTATCCCAATACGGTATTGCAGTCGCAGGAATATCGTCATAATTCGGTCCGTTCTCCTGATTCATAGACAATACATCCCATACAAGCAGTGGAACGTTGCATGACAATGCCTCTTCCAATGCAAATCCTTGGCTTTCGTGTCTGCCAACCCATATACCATATTTTGCATTGTGTAGACAATTTAGGTATTCCGCCTCCGGGTATCGATAATCATACGATATTAATGTATATTCTATGTTTAATTCGCGCAATTTATCCTTGATAAACAGCAGGTCGTCTGCCCCACGGGTTTTATAATACACAAACACCCCGGTTCTCTCCGATATAGGCTTTTGTTCTGTAAACCGATTCGTATCTACTCCAAATGGAACCGGGCGTATATCCAACCCCCTACATAATGTATTCGTTCGCCATACATCCGCTGCCCATATACTCGGTTGTATATACGTAGTATTCGGTCCTCGAATATACTTGAGGGTTTCCTCCGGAAATACACTGAAATGTGGTCCAAAAAGAAACCGGGTTGCCGGATATTTAGATACATCTATCGGATAGGTTGGGCTATATACTGCATCGTATGTGGTTAAATCTAGATGGTCTAGCGTCTCCGCCCTATAAAAGGGTGTTATATCTATTTTTTTGTAGGCGTATAATGCCGCGCGATTTTTATGGTGGAAATCTCTATCTAATAATAGCAATTTCATTGGGGGATGGATATACGATGGGCTTTATATTTATATTCTTCGGGTGTTATAAATATAAATAGAATGGTCTACCAATAGGGTATATTATGCTTAAAATCGTGCACGGCGAAGGATTTTTCAGCTGTTGTTCCGTTATATTAAGTGATATAATTCTATATTGGAATCAGCACACGCGAGAACCCTCAGGTGTAGATTCGTCCGATTTATTTAAAATGTATAAACCTGCCGGAGAACTGCGCGATATAACCTATGATTATTTTGAACATTATTCCAAATGCGGTGAATTAATTCCATATACCGGCCATATAAATTACGACTGGGGATGGCAATTCTGGTATTATACCCAAATAGACTTTGGAAAATTGGCGCCCTTTGTGCGTAAATATTTCACACCCACCGCGGAAATAGGTGCTATATGTACTATGATGGAGGGGAAATATGGACTAAATGCGGATATTTATGCCAATATATGTGTATTATTCCACCGTGGAAACGATAAACAGCGCGAAACCCGGTTGTGTGAATATTCCGATATGATTGCGAAAGCGGAGGAAATTGTCGAAAAAAACCCCGGGGTGCGGTTTCTTATACAAAGTGATGAAACCGAGTTTATAGAAACCATGGGTGCTATATACCCCAATCATATTGTTTTTAAAGACGAAATACGCCACGTATATAAGTGCGATAATACAGTAGACAAGATTTTTCCCGAATCCAACTACCAGTTCTCCAAATATTTCTTAGCTATTGTTATTATTATGTCGAAATGCGGGCATATTGTTTGTGGTTCGGGGAATATTTCTATGTGGATTGCGTTTTTTCGGGGGAATGTGGAGAACTTTCATCAGTTTTTTGATGGTCAGTGGGTTCAGCCGATCTACCCTGCATGAGCTCGCATATAAGTGCTCGATTGATAGATACCTGATATAACAAATATATCCAGATTACCTGACAAACAACCAAATACTCTAGCCATTCCGGTGTCATATATTGTGCATAATTCATATAATTGTTATAGTAATACAAATACAATTGAAATACGATAGACCAACCAATGTATTTTGTTCCCAGAACAGTATATCTTTTTGCCGATAAAGTAAATCTCCAGTTATAAAATAGATGTAGTAGAGCTATATAAACATATATATAGGATACTGACAAAGAGAACATGCAAAACACATTGATAGCCAGTGAACCATTATATAATAAGTGCCATCCCGACGTAGTTATTATACTTTTTCTCACCAAGGTCATTAAAAACGCCGCAAATTGGATGGCAAACATCGGCGAAAAACAGGCGTCTTCATTTCCCACCATATACATTGTCGCCCCTATTTGATGAAAACTATGCATGCTTATAATATGTTCTCGGTCTGTTATCGCAATGCGGTCATCAAACGGCATCTGGCGCGTCGTGGTCGTTCCCGAAGGGTATGCTTTGGATACTGTATCTGCCAAATACATCGTTGCAAAACAGGCTAATATATTGTATATTTTTGGGAAATCGTGATAGGTTAGATAATAGCAAGCAACCGACCGCAATGCAAACAATATACTATGCAATCGATATTCCGGGTATATCATTGGACCACCCCGGATGCGTTTATTGGGAATGTGAAATATCATACTGGAACACGATAATAGCCCGTGAACACCCACCATCCTATATGCTATTGGGGTTCTCAGTTGCATAGACCCCGTTGTTAGCAATAAATAATACCTATATATATAATGTGCCATACATACTATTCCCAATATTTTATGGATATGTAATCCATCTTCTCGCGTGATTAGCTTATATGTATTATGGAAATGAATCATATGAGAACCCTGCGTTAAATACATGAATTGTCTATATGTTGTTTCGGAAAAATATTTGTCCCCCCGGGAGCGAGCGTAGCGAGCGACTATGGTTATACAGATTTTTGTCATTGTACTGTTCTGTTGTTAATATTCTATAGTGTAGAAAATATATGGACAAGTTTTTCAAAAAGAGAAAAGAAAAACAAAATAGGGCTTCGCCAAAAAAATGGACATAGTCCGACCATGTCCATTTTCAAATATATGCATGGAGTTTCTGAAAAAATAGTATTTGTGATTGACATGGTAAGAAACCCAAAAAAATACGTTTTAAAATGACTGCATAAAAAAATAAATATTTTGCGTTAAACCATTTAGGCATTTTTCTTGTTATCATTTATATGATAACAATGGTAATCCAAAAAATGCCAAAAAATGCCAAAATATTTTTATGCGAAAGTTGTGATTTCAAATGCAGTCGCAAAAGTAATTATGAAATACATTTACTCACTCGTAAACACCAAATGATAACAAATGATAACGAAAACCGCCAAAAAAATGCCGAAAAATGCCACAGCAAACTATCGTGTCATTGTGGTAAAACTTATAAATATCGGTCCGGTCTGAGCAGACATCGAACTATGTGCCCGGTTCCCGAACCACCACTGCAAAATGAGTGTCCGATATCAATGGATACATTAACGAATGCAGTCATTTCACCATATGTTCCATCCTATAATATGGTTGCCGAAATGCAACCTTCCAATTCATCCAGAATGATATTGGAGATATTGCGGGACAATCAAGAGTTCAAATCGCTATTGATTGAGCAAAATAAATTGATGATGGAACTTATGCAAAAGTCGCAACAAGTGAGCAATACGGTTAATTCGAACAATATAACAAACTCCAATAACAAACAGTTGAATATACAGATATTCCTGAACGAGCACTGTAAAAACGCGGTCAATTTGTCGGATTTCGTAGAGAACTTGCAACTCAATTTTGACGATTTAGAGAATGTAGCCGACCGCGGATATGTCGAAGGTATAACGCAAATATTCATGAATGGATTGAAAGAAATGGATATATATACTCGTCCGGTGCACTGCACGGATGTGAAGCGTGAATCGGTGCATGTCCGAGAAAACAATCTATGGATTAAAGATACGCGCGACCAAATGAAAATAAAATCGGCAATTCGTCGTATTGCGTTTCGAAATGTGCAACAAATCAATAAATGGAATCAAGAACATCCAGAATATGCAATACTGGATTCGAATGATTTTACTCGGTCGTTCCAAATAATGAAACAATCGCTGGGAAATACATGCCCGGGGGGAGTCGAGAAAAACAACGATAAAATCGCGAAAAATATAATCAAAGCGGTGTATATTGATAGACAAGAGTTCTCGCCATGAATAGCATGTTCAGGAAAAATTGAAATAGTTTTTCATAACCAATTCAATTATAATTTATTCATATTTATTAAGGTTCATACACTACCAAATACTATGACGTCCCCCCCCATCAGAAATTACGAGAGAAATCGTCGACCCACCAGGAGAACATGGTTCATTCGAATGTAGTATTTTGCGGAAAAACATACGAAAATATACACAAAGGCCAATTTCACAAAACCATTTGCGAACTCAGCCATTCACTTGACCCGGAAAAACTGTGTTGGTATTGCAACAATCTCAGCGAAACCGAATATCCGACGTATATATGTTGTAGACATCACGAATATCCGGATACAGATGAGGAGTTTCCAGAAAGAGAATGGAACGAAAATGACAGTGAATATATAGAGGTCGTCCAGGAACAACGAGATAGTTGCCATAGTCCACCATTTAATGTGGATGAAATGTATCTCGACTATGTAGCGTACCAAGCGGAAGAGGAAGATGCGAAAACATTTGACCGTATTCGTTGGGAAGCGGACGAGGAAGCATATAGCGCAACCCATTGCTGGTATTGCGATAAGGCATGTGAGTCAGAGGCTGAAAAGAAATGCCACGAAAGATATTGTAAAACGAGAGACCATGGGTATTCGGATTATGAATATTAGACTACAAGGGATGAATGTTCGATGGGGGGTATATATCTTGCATATTATATGAATTGTTTATAATGACTATTATAATTGAATAATTTTCTAGTATATATATATAGTATTTTATAATATGGAAATTGATGCAGATAATATGGAAAATGATGCAGATAATATGGAAAATGATGCAGATAAATTTTTCTTTAATTATGAAACTGACCCATTTGCGGATATAAAACCTGAACCTGAAATTAGTTTAAATAAATTGATTAAAATGCGCCAAAATGCGTATGAACCTTATGTACAAGGAATCATATCAGAAGATCAATTTAAAGATGGAATCAATGTAAACCTTAATGGGAATAATATAAAAATGAATGAGGTAAATAAAATGAGCGAAAGCCCTGATATTTTTTTTATACAATATATAAAGGATAGAAAAAATGCAAAATGCGAAAAAAAAACATGTAGGATATATACATTAGTATCTAAAAACATTATAAATGAAGCGCAATTAAAACAGCGTAACTGGAAAATGGCTATTATAGGATGCTATTTTCAATACCTTGAGAAAATGAAGACATACGTAGACCATAGACTCAACGAGTTTAACACAAGAAAACAACACATGACATGTGATACCGATGGGTCCGGCCATGAAAAAATGGTTATTATATGTGAACATCTTAATAAAAAAATAGCGGATTTGAATGACAACCGTAAAAGATTTGAAGACCTGTTGGAGATGCGAAGTAAACCAATAACTATAAAAGTACTAAGTAAATATATTTATGAAAATGTGAAAAACGAACTAAAGGATACTAAGAATGAATTGCGTATGAGTAATCGTAACCGTTCGGCGATTATTGATCGGCCCCCTCCCCCCCCCTCCCCCCCTCAAGAAATATTACGTAAAGGTATTCATTTTTTGAATTGTATTATTCATTATATCATCGTACATAGAATATCATATCGTATACATAAAGTATTTTGGTATGACTATAAGAGAAAGGATGGCTATAAAACATGCTACGTATTGGTAGTATGCTCTATTATATATCCTAAAGAGGTTCTGAGTAATAATGAACCAACAAAATATGCATATTTTTTTTTTACTAATGGATACGTATTCAAAGTTTATAATGCACCGCCTCTATATGATAATAATAATAAAAAAAAAATAATAATAAAAAATAACTTAAGATACAAAAAGGTATACAACCCAACGTTAAGTGCCATAGATGAAAATATCGCCGAGAATGATGATTATGATGATGATGATGATGATGATGCTGATGCTGATGCTGATGCTGATGCTGATGCTGATGCTGATGCTGATGATGATGATGAGTATATACAATCGTTCAAAGATGTTAATGTTCCATCGTTACTAGTCCCCGAAGAACTTGACGCGGATGATGATAATGATATAGGCAGTAGTGAGAAACGCAAAAATGATGGAAGATCCCTAGTCGGAAGCGGAAATAAAACTAAAAAATGTAGAAAGCGTAAACCCAAAACGAAAAAACGGCATAATAGTCGAACACTTCCGCTCGTCTCGAGATCATGTGGTATCCTAAAAACGCGTAAATTAAGAAAATATCGAAAATCTGGTCGAAACAGGTAATAATTTATAGTGAAGCCCCTGTATTATTCAGAGACAACTCTGTGGCCGTTCTTACCGATATGGACTCTGTGTCAGGGGGTTTTGATAGGGAAGACTCTGCTAGCACTATTGAAACTATTGGAGGTAGATACACTTGTAACCTAAGTAAATATTTATCACATGTTTACAATGAAAATTATTTTATATTTTAATGTATAAATTATAAAATAACTATGGCAACTGTGTATATCGACCCACCCCAATTTAGAAAGGCAAAAAACTCGACTGAACAAATTACTGATCTTGAATCGGTACATATTCTAGAACCTTTGTATAGACATCCGACAATAAGCTTCCTACACCATACAATTATGGAAAGGGTTAATAAAAACGTTATCATTGAAAATAAGGATTTGCCCTACGGTCATGAGAGACACTACCGCAGGTTCACGTCTACATCCAATATTGCTGACATAACTACAGAACTTCTAGGTGCACATTTGAACGGCATTAAACAAAATTATGATTCAATGTTTCCTTGGATTGAAGTCGCTGATGACACCTCCGTTCATGGTGTCATTAGTTATAACGCCAACCCAGATACAAAGATTAAATCGAGTATGTGGAGACAAAAACCAGATGAATTAAATTTATTAGAGTTAAATTTATTACGTGATATAATTATACCGGAACGTGAGATAGAACTTGTTAAAACCGACGAAAGGTTTATACAAAGCCAAAGCTATGCATTGAGTAAGATTGCTACTAGTAGGTTTATCCCTACCGTAGGGATTACAAGGACACCAGCACCCGCAACAAATATTACATATAGTTTCAATTCAGATAATACAAAATTATTTACAAAAAAATTAAACACATACGATTATTATGGTTGGAAAACATCTGAGTTTTTACTATTAGTATCTCAAGCCCAATTAGATAGTCAAGATACTGAACTAATTCTATTTAGAAAAAATAAAAAATTTGTAGAAGATCGTATGCCATATATAATTATGGCATGTATTGATATTAAATCCAATAAAGAATCTAGGCCAGAGTCTACTGTTAGTAATGGAACGGGTTCAAACAATGTTCCGGTTATTCATAGCAATGGAACGGATTCAAACAATGTTCCGGTTATTCATAGCAATGAAACGGATTCAAACAATGTTCCGGTTATTCATAGCAATGAAATGGATTTAGCGATAACTGTTGGCGACAAAATACCCGAAAATGAAAAACAACAAGAATCACTCATATCGAATGATAAAAACATTGGAGTGGGAGGTAGATACTCCCGTAATAGGACATCCCGCAGTAAATATACCAAAGGTGTAAAAACCAGAAAACCCCGTAAAAATGGCAAACGCAAAACAAGAAAAAACAAACGTACTGTGTAATAAAATAAACCAAAATCACTACCACTTCGTCCTATCCATACAGCTGACGCATTTCCGAATAGGTCATGTCGCGCCCCGTTTTAGCCTTAAACTCGTCCGCTCCAGACGACATAATACCAATCAATTTATCGCCCAAATCATGTCCTTGAGATGCAATAAACTCCATTTTTTGCCCGGTGCTGGCCGTTGCAACCGGCGCAAGAATATTCTGCAACTTTTGTTCCGTTTTTTTCTCAATATCGCGCATAATCGTATCTATATTATCCTGCGATGATAAACCATCTCCGGATAATAGTCGTTCTCCTCCACTATTACATCGCGCGGTGCTCGTTTCGAGCTTCGGCGTTCTCCTATTTGCAGGTGTATACAATGGTATATTAGATTGTGTTTGGGTTTCTACTTCGGGGAAACTGCGAGTAGTTCGAAATGGGATGTCCGACTCGGATAATGCTTCTATATTTTTTGGGACGGCAGGGTTCATAATAGACTAGTGTATATAAATATATAACACATATATTTATATTTATTCAATTTTATATTCTATCGTGTTTGCTAATAAAACACTACCCGAACTAGTTGGTATACACATGACCCGACCGGGTGGTTATACCAGTAGTGAAATGTCGTCGATTCTTTTCTTGTTCAGGAGTTTTCGAGAATACATGTGCACGGGCAGATTGGGTTTGCGAGCGAGTGGTCGGCGATGATGGTTGGGAGATTCGCGCGTTGGATTGCTTTGTTTGACTACGTGTTTGCATTACTGGCTATATACACTATATAGCGTATTGTATTTAAATGGTTTCTAGATTATTATTTTCCACCACGCTAGTTATATGTTTATCTAGTATTGTGTAAAATTGGTCATAAGACAAGTTCGGTAAAAGCCGTCCCTGGTCCATGGATACTGCGCACCCCCCCGTTTCTATAGTAGAAACATCGAACCGGCGAATACCTTTTCGGAAACAAAATCGCAAAATATGTTCCAGGTTCTCCCTATTGGTTGCTGGAACATGCAAATGAATCGAAATCGCGGATAGCGGAACACCGAATACGACGAGTGTATCCACTATATATTGGAAATCATCATATTGCAATGTCCCGCAAGTATCCGATAAACAAAACTCGTCAAATGGGAACCGCGAATAATATAGTATTTCGTTGATGACGACATCATTGTCCAGTTTTCCGGCAATCGGACACTCATTAATACATGAAATATATAATTTTTTTACAAATTGTTCCGGTCGAGGTTCTCTATTAAGTATATGAACTAATCGAGAGAACTCCGTCTTCACATCAAGTAAACTCATATTGGTGTTTTTTAGTTGGAATTGTTCGGATACAGAAGTAATAAACGATAAATTGGTCATACCGTATTTCAATGCCGTCGGCAATTTGGAAATCGATGGAACGAGAACATAGGCTAGTTGTGTGGTATGCGTTGGCAGATTGTCGTCTCCCGAAAACGCGGACGTTGCATAATTGTATATCTCTCTGGTGTCCGCCATTATGGGCAATCGTTTATACGAACAAATTGACCCAACCTCTATGGATTGCGGGTGAAATGTTTGAATGATTGTATCAAATGTCTCTAGTTTTTTCTGGGTGGGCCAAGAGGCCACTGTAGCACCTTGAATGCCGTCGCGCAACGATACATCAAACAAAATGGGTGATATATGATTGTATAACGCCCGATGTTTTGCGGATTTGGAAATAATATTGTGGATATAGGAAGAGATATAGGAAGAACATTGCATATCTGGCGTATTATATAAATATAATAGTATATTATGTTTATATGTATGTTTATATTGATGTTATATGTATGATTATCCGATGAATACTACCCCGAGAAATGTTCATTTCATATCCGTATATTTCAAATCGAGAACATTCGGATATTTGGTTTTCATCAGTTCCATCAACGTATCCGCCTTAATGATTTTTTCGCGTTTTAACAATTCCGCAGCTTCATGTATAAACGGTTTGGCATTCGTCAAAATAAACTCGGAATAGCCATAGGCGTCATTTATCAGGGTTTCCACCTCAATATCAATGAGTTCTTTGTATTTCTCACTCATACTGGGATAGATAATATTCTTCCCCATTCCATAGTAAACCACCATTTTCTGCGCCAATTTCAACGCCTCTTCGAAATCATTTATAGCACCCGTAGTTACCGAGACGTCATAAAAGACCTCTTCCGCAATGCGCCCGGCCAATAAAATCATCAGATGCTCAAACAGGGCCTCCCGCGTCAGAATCGACGACACGGACGCCTCAAATACCGTATACCCGGGGGATTTCGGCGCGGATAAATTGATTATAACCTTGGTCATTTTCGAATGGTGTTTCGACAATAATCCCACAATCGCATGCCCCATTTCATGTATAGCAATCATATCAATGATATTCGCCGTAAATTGATGTTCCGTCGGTTGCCATCCGACCAAAATCCGGTTCATGACGGTTTCTATATCTGCCGATGTGAAGAACTTTTTATCGTTTTTCAGCGCATTAAGCATGGCTTCATTCGCCAAGTTCTCGATTTGCGCGCACGATAATCCCTCGGTTATCTCTACTAAATCGTCGATATGAACCGTCGCATCGCGCGGTTTACCGCGCAAATGGATATTCAATATAGCATTGCGCGTTTTACTGTCGGGATTGGCGATAAAGACGCGTTTATCAATCCGCCCCGGGCGCATTAGCGCCTCATCCAGTAAATCCGCGCGATTTGTTGCGCCAATCACGAAAATACCAGTTGCATTTTTGAAACCGTCCATTGCAACCAGGAGCTCATTCAATGTGCTATCGCGTTCCGAAGTAGACGCTTCGCTATCGGAAGACCGTTTTCGTCCCAGGGCATCAATTTCGTCGATAAAAATAATACAGGGAATATTCTTTTTCGCCAGAGCGAACAGTTCGCGTATTCTCGCGGGACCCACCCCCACATATTTTTCTTGGAACTCCGAGCCGGAAACGGATATGAACGCGGTTTTGGATTCACCGGCTAATGCTTTCGCCAGTAGGGTCTTACCATTGCCTGGAGGACCTTCGAAAATCAATCCCCGGGGAATGCGGACATTATAGCCCGCATACTTCGTATGGTTTTTTAGTAAATCAATGCATTGATTGAGCTCGGTTTTAATAGAATCGTATCCACCCACATCAGCGAATGTTATCCCGGTCGATTTAGAGACGGTAAAATGCTCGGATTTTCGGTCTTGAGAGCCACCACCGAATCTAGAATGGCCGTAGCGTTTTTTCCGAGTCGGTTCTTCATCCTCATCTATATCACCATCCTCGTCGTCTTCTGGAAAATTAAACATACCTGGATTGAAAATAATACGGAATCCACCCGTTTCAGCAGTTGCATTGTTGGCGGTTCCGTTAAAAAGACGCAATAAATCATCTATATCAGATGGGGGGGTATAATTATGTTCTTCAAACATAGTCATTTCGCGTTCTGTATTATTTTTGGAATTGAGTTTTTTCAAATAATGTTCTCGGCCATATTTAGAAAAGCCATATTTTCGTTCGGAAAATAACCGTGTGGAGGAAAGTTTATTGGGAGATAAAACATAGGCGAATCCAATGCCACACAAAACGGATAGACTATGTAAAATACAGAACAAATGCATATAACAAATATACTGGTAATTTTTCTATATCATTTCGAATAGAACATCTTTCGAAATGGGGAATAAATACAATTTGATACGAATATATCGCGATGAAAGAGCACCTGTTTTCGAATATATCCAGAGATGGTGTATCATCGTAATACAATATATTATAGATATTGGTTATGTAATTCTATGGAATAAAATATGGGTATTTTATATAATGAGTAGTGAAACCTATGATGTCGAAGATAAGTATTCTCTGGACAGTGGCCTTATAATCAGTGGCGTAGATAAAAATATATCTGCTGAGGAATTGAATACAGGCGAAAACATAGATGAATCACAAAAAATACTCAGAGAGACAGAGATTAAACAAATTGAAGAGTTGGGTATAAAAATAAAGGAACAAACTGGTGAAATTTATGAAGATGTGAAGAAACATGTAAATAGTGACTTATGGAGTGCTGTAGAGATTATCTTGACCAATACCTATATGTACGATGTATTCTGTGCATCCCCAAATGTATACAGTAATCTTAATAGTGAAAAAATAGCAGAAGAAATAAAAAAACGCGACACTATTGAAAACTATAATAAATATGTATTAAAACATCTACAATATAAAAAATCCACGAATGACCAATATAACATTAAAGAAGAATATAATATTTTAAATGAAGCGATGAAAAACATTAAGGGTAAAATAGATTATTATATGTTTATTGAAAACACATTGAAAAGGCAAATACCAGTATATGAAAAGGCAATTAAAAAGGAATTTGAAAAGGCACAGACACAAGGCGGTTTTGCAGTAAATACAGGTGAGGCTGATGGCGGAGCACATCGAACCCGACGCCGTCGCAACCGCAAAACCTCCAAAAAATCCCGAAAAATGCGCTCAAAATCCCACCGAAGAAAACGATAAATGCCTCCGACCCCCGACTCAAATATTGTATCCGAATACAATATGCATAGGTATATAAAAATAGCCTCTTATATACCTATATCAACCCAAATACATCGCCACAGCATGACAACCGTCAAAAAAATACACATATATATACCAAAAAACGAGAACTTACCATCCGGGTTCTCCGATATGTCTCCCGAAGACACGATAATGGTAATAAAAGGCGGATATACTGCATTTCAATCCGCCAAAGAAAACATGCAACTATTATCGAACGCGGACATACATCGCGTCATTCGCACAGAAATCGAATCCGCACACGAAACCGACCTGAAAATATGGCGAGAACGCGCCGAAAAACTGGAAAAAGACCTCGCCGTTCAACAAGAGCTATATAAATCCACGATGGCGATATCCGAAGAAACCAGTGAAAAACAAATCGCAAAACGGGTGGAAACATACGAACGCTTGCAACAATCCTATCGCGAAGAGAGAGAACATATGCAGGGGCGCATTATTTCACTAGAAACCCAAATCGCGACCACCAATGCAAAGGTCCGCGAAGAAGCCATGCAAATGGTCCACCGCGAATTGGAGAACTTGAAACACATTTTAGCAGAAAAAGACAAACAAACCGCAACTATCAAGGGTTCTCTCGACAAAGCCGTAGAAAAAATAGATACTATGACACAGAAAAAGACCACTGTTAGCCTGGGAAAAATAGGCGAAAAACAATTCGACGAAATCGCGCGGGGTGCCTTTCGGGATTTCGACGCATTTGAAATAGAAGATATGCATTCCGTGGCCGGGCAAGGGGATTTTCACCTGAAGTTCCGGCCGTTTACGGTATTAGTTGACGCGAAATTGTATAGCAACAAAGTAAACAGCACATCGCGAGATAAAATCAAGCGCGACCTCAAAAAGAACGAGCATATCCAATTCGCTTGGTTGGTGTCGCTGGATACTACGATTGACAAGTTCGACAAAGCCCCCTTCATGTTTGAATGGTTATCGGAACATAAATGTGTGTGTTATATCAATGAACTGCTGAAACACGAAGAACCCACCGAATTACTGCGGGCAGTATGGTATTGTTGTAATACATTGTATGGTATTATGACAAGCGAAAATACGACCAATGGGAATCAAGAAATAACCAGATTACGAGAACACGAATTAAAAATCAAAGAAATAGCCCAAAAAATGGTGAAAAATGGTCGCGAGAGGGAAACCATACTCACGCAATTGCGCGGGAACTTCGATAAAAACGACGAATACATACGCGAAATATTGAATGAGGAGACGAACCGGCTTATCGGTGATTATTATGGTGTGGTGGTTAGTTGGTGGAATAAACATATGAAAGCAATAACGCCGGAACTCGGAACGAGCGCAGTTCGAGTGTTCTCCGGAGAGGATATGCCTTCGAAGGATAAAGAAGGGGGAGAACCGACTACATCCACCACATTATGGACACAATTTAAGCACGATATCACAACCGATATGCCCCAACAGATGGACATCCATGCGTTTAAAGATATATTAATCGCGATTGTTCCGGAGAAAAGTCTGTTGCGACCGAAAACGAAAACCGGGGCGGTGAAAATAGTGAATTATGAATATATCTCAACGGTTGCGCCGGTATCCCGTAGTTAGCACCGAAACGCAAATCCGAGAATACCCACCGCGATTAATCCAAATACCAATCCAGTATGGTAGTATTTCTGCATTCCGCGATACATTTTTGTCCAGGCTTGTATTTCGGATTGGTTTTTCAAATGTTCGGTCATATAGGTGGTTTTAGGAGACAAAATATAATAGAAATAATTCGTAAAAAAGGATATAGATACGACTATACATACCAGTGGCATAGAGGAAAAGGGGATTTTGCGAACGCGAGAATTGTATACAATAAATACACCCGCTAAAATAATACCCAATAGATAGCCATAAAAATAAATCCGGGAACGTTCTTCTGCTATTTTTTTATATATGTTCGACAATTCGGGTGATAATGTTTTCTCGTATTCTTTGACAATATTGGATTGATGTATGGAGAACATCATATAAAACATCGCAACAATAAATACGGTCGATACTGCACAACTTAACTTACACGGCGTTTTCATTATATATTATAAGAAATATTTTTTTGCGAAAATGGGCGTTAAAATATAGAATATATTTAGGTGCTACTTTGGTCAGGTAGGTCGCTTTATCCTTCGATGATAAACCATCTCCGGATAAATCTCGAACACTTTCGGTCGTTCCGACCTCCTGCGTTCTCGCTGTAGCCGATGGCGATAGGTGAGGATATTACTCAACTTCATCATCATCCTCAACGTTAGAATCATCCTTCTTATATCGCGGGTGAACCCCTGCAAAATACACAATAACTCCTATACACCCGCCAAGTAATAACCAATAAACGAGAAAAAGAAAAAAACGGGTATCAATCTCCATAACTATTTTATAATATATATATATATTATAACATGCCATATACGATGCGTAAAGTGCGTAATAAAAACTGTTTTCAAGTGAGTAAAAAATATAAAACGCCTCCAAAAAAAGGTTCACGCAAGGTCTTTGCTAAATGTTCTACTCGAGCAAATAGTATTAAACAAATGCGTTTATTGCGCGCATTGGAATATAATAAAGGGTTTTCGAGAACAATGAAGCGGAATCTCGGTGCAATGCAATAGAGTTAATTTTTACGCTCGTTCCGAGCTACGGTGTGCTCTAACATACATTATCTCATAATCTCACCTTTATCCTTCGATGATAAACCATCTCCGGATAAATCTCGAACACTTCCGGTCGTTCCGACCTCCTGCGTTCTCGTTATTTCTCGAAATATACATTTATATATTCTCACATATATATATAAATGACATCATATAATGATTATATAGCAGCAAAACGAATATTCACCGTCAATACAGGTTTAGTATCATGTAATGACGTATATAATTCAGGCTCGTTATATAACGGCAGTCCTTACGGTGGAATCGATATTCCTGGTCCTACTGGACCACCAGGAGACACGTATATTTCCTATTTTACAAAAATCTTTTATGCAAATAGTTTATATGGAAATGCTATAATCGGTATAAAAATAGACAGCGGGTTGGCTTATTTGCCAGATATGAATGTAAAAATCCAAGCAGTTCTCATCCCCCCAGAAACAGAATTGCAATATTTTTATGGTAGTATACAAAGTTATGATAAATCCAATGGTGTTTTAGTATTGTATAATGTATCCAATATTTCAACCAACTTTCCATATGGCATAAGCACGGAATATATTGCAAATATTGACAATACTGGTCCGCAAGGCCCACCCGGAACGAGTGTAGTTCTACAAGCAACCGAAAACCAAACCACCGTCAATAACACTATATCTACTCAGCCGGTGGTAGGGATTGCATCCGATGTTATTATAGGTAATTCCCTGACATTTGCCGCGGCAAATGCGACAAATGTAATTAGTTATGGTGCGATAGGAAGTTCTCAAGGGTTCACGATAAACGACAATATAAAAGTATCCGGGATGTTCTTTACAACCTCCGGAGATAAAAGTATATCATATACAGGTAGCAATTTCACAGTGGATGATGCGATAACAATATCCGGGAATGCGATTCTTGGAAACACAACGGGGGCATATAATTCCATTACAGCGCGAATACCCCAAAACGCAGCAACCACCGATTCCTATGCAGTGCGAATGGCCTATAATACCGCTATTTCCGGTATCGGACAGTGGCAATTGTTCGCATCCACCTCTACTGCAAAACAAAAAGCGAACATAGAAACATTACCGGATAGCACAAGTATTCTCGATGTGCGCCCCGTGTCATACAATCCTATATCTTCTATAACCGGAGAACAAGAGAGAAAACATATCGGATTTATCGCCGAAGAAATGGCGCAAAATGAATTGGGGAATTATTTTGTCATACATGACGAGGATGGTTCTCCCAAATCTGTGCAATATGAATTGTTAATGCCATTGTATGCGTCTGCAATGCGGGCCCTACGGGCCCGGTGCGGAGAATTGGAGACTACCGTCTCCCTCCAGGCTGAACAAATCGCTGAATTGTATAGTATGATTCGTCCTTACTGATGGTAGACATCGAAGTTCCAGATAAACATCGAGCTCCGATGTTATCGCTTGAGCGCTTTATCCTTCGATGATAAACCATCTCCGGATAAATCTCGAACACTTTCGGTCGTTCCGACCTCCTGTGTTCTCGCTTAAATATCATACGCAATCTCGAGTTCCAATGTGAATGAAAAATCCATTAAGTTGGTAGATACTAATTCGCCATAGTGGTCTAGTATACGTATACTGAACTTGGATATGTCGACGGTTCCGAAATACTCGCGTTTTTTCGAAATCAGGTCGCTATTGTTATCGAATAAGATTTGATACGATGGAACTGGAATGGGTATTTTGGCTAAAATGTTTTTTTCTATATAATTCTCGTTAAAAACCCCCATAATTGTCGTAGAACTCGCGATATTATAGTCATTTAATACAAAATAAATATACGGCAGTGGGATGGGGTTGAAAATGCCCTCACTTGAATAGGCAGTAGAGTCGGTGTATTGTATACTTCTATAGCCCATATACCACCCCAGGTTTTTCGATAGAATTGGATTGGTTGCAGGGTTTAAAAACTCCATACTAAATGTATTCATGGTATTTAATATGGTTATTCTATGACTGATTTCGTCGATAGTTACTCGGAATCGGTCTTCTGACCCGAGACTTTTATTAATAGTATATTGCAGTATTTCGGGTAAGGTGGTCTCGGTGTAATTGCCTTCCGGTAAAACAATCAGTTTTTCCAAATTGGTGGTATTTTCGTGAATAAACATGCGGTTGGACTTTTGTGAATTGGAAAGCATAAAAATAGTTTCTGGGAACTCTAATGACGCCAGTTTCATAGAAATAACCTTTTTAAGAGGATATGGCAATACAAATAACATATTTCCGTTAACTGAACCCGCATAATCGCGAAATAGTGTATTCATACATAGTGAGTATGTGGTTATACGTTTTTTAAGAGGATTCAATACTCCCTGAGCGACGGTTGTTGGAAACATGGCTATAGGTTGCATATAGCTCATAATGGAATCCGATGCAGTATGTTTATTGATTATATTACGATTCATATCACCCATGTCTAGCATTTGTGATTTATGTAAGCGTTCGATGAGAATGCGTTTGGTTTCATCCAAGAATAGGACCAGCGATTTTTCTATTTTTTTTGTTTTTATTTTGGTGGTTGATGATTTCATGGTCTCCATAATAGCGGTATGCATTGCAGTGGCTTTGTCTATAACGGATTGTTCGTTATAATTATTACCCAATGTTAAAAACTGTTCTAAATCGGCGACGGAATAATTATTAATATTGAAATCATATGTGCTCATTATTATAATAAATTGATATTTTTTATAATATAAAAACGTATGTGTGCTATCCTGCGAAACTCCTGTGCTTATTATGGCTTAATCCATTTATATGGTCCAAATCCATCTATATCTACTTCTGTTTTTAATGGTTCGACTATAATATCACCGCGTTTTCCGAATGCAACCCAATTAAACCGTCCATTATCGCCATAAACGGTGAATTGATTGTTAATGACTTCCGATACAGACAATACGTTTTTAGTTTTACAGGTGGCTATAGGAGTTGCATGTATAGTAAAATCTCTACATAATGTTTGTGCATAATCTGGTAGAGATATGATAATATGGTCGTCATTTGTTATTTCACCTTTGCCGCGATAATATACACCTATTTCAGGACCTTCTAAACAAACATGCACTAAATATTTATCATCATCGTCCGGATGATTTATAATAAAACTTTTATTTGTTGCAGTAGTGGTGGTTCGACTGGCTTGTATTTCTTTTGTAGAGGGGTTCCAAATTAATAACGCGCCCGTTGAGCTGGCGGTTCGAATGGGTGCAGCGTAAAAGGCTCCTGTCATTCCGGCGGACAAGTCCATCCCGGACGAATTAATTACAATACTGTTAGTATGTGAGCATATTGATTGAGACCCTATGCAAATGCTGGAAGAACCTTGCGATGTTTGTCCGGCTCCATTTCCAATTGCTATAGAGTTCGCTCCTTGCGATGTCTTCCCTGCTCCATTGCCTAATGCAATCGCATTGGCACCTTGATTTGTATACCCGGCATTTGTGCCTAAACGAATAGTAGAACTACCAATTGTCCATTTAGATGTATTTGTATCCCAATACACGTATGACCCATAATTCGTCGCTGACTCAAATCCGGCTCCAATTGGTCCAGTAGGGCCAGTATATCCAGTGGCGCCACTGGACCCAGTGGGTCCTGTTTCCCCTGTAGGACCCGTTTCCCCTGTAGGGCCAGTTGCTCCCGTTTCCCCAGTGGGTCCTGTTCCGATGGGTCCGGTAGGACCCGTTTCCCCTGTAGGGCCAGTTGCTCCCGTTTCCCCAGTGGGTCCTGTTCCGATGGGCCCTGTAGCACCAGTATAACCAGTAGCGCCACTGGACCCGGTGGGTCCTGTTTCCCCGGTTTTTCCCGTGTATCCGGTATACCCAGTTTCCCCAGTAGCACCCGTTTCTCCCGTGTATCCAGTTGGACCACTGGGACCGGTATGCCCAGTAGGACCGGTTCCCCCCGTTGCCCCGGTGTATCCAGTGGCGCCAGTAGGACCAGTATATCCAGTGGTGCCAGTTGCCCCTGTGTATCCAGTGGGACCACTGGAACCAGTATATCCCGTATGACCCGTTTCCCCAGTATATCCCGTATGACCCGTTTCTCCCGTGTATCCGGTGGTACCACTGGAACCGGTATACCCTGTAGGACCGGTTTCCCCGGTGTATCCAGTAGGACCGGTTTCCCCTGTGTATCCAGTGGCGCCACTGAACCCAGTAGCACCGGTTTCCCCAGTAGCACCGGTTTCCCCGGTGTATCCAGTGGGTCCTGTTTCCCCAGTAGCACCGGTTTCCCCCGTGTATCCGGTTTCCCCTGTGTATCCAGTGGGTCCTGTTTCCCCAGTAGCACCGGTTTCCCCCGTGTATCCGGTGGGACCACTGGAACCGGTATATCCTGTAGGACCCGTTTCCCCCGTGTATCCAGTGGGACCACTTGGACCGGTATGCCCGGTAGGACCAGTTTCTCCAGTAGCACCAGTATAGCCGGTAGGACCACTTGACCCAGTGGGTCCTGTTTCCCCAGTTGCGCCACTTGACCCAGTGGGTCCTGTTTCCCCAGTGGGTCCAGTTTCCCCCGTATATCCAGTGGGACCACTAGAGCCAGTAGGTCCAGTTCCGATGGGACCTGTTGCGCCAGTAGGACCCGTTTCTCCAGTAGCCCCCGTTTCCCCAGTAGGACCCGTTCCGATGGGACCTGTTGCGCCAGTAGGACCCGTTTCTCCAGTAGCCCCCGTTTCTCCAGTGGCGCCACTTGTCCCAGTGGGTCCTGTCTCGCCAGTATATCCAGTAGGACCACTAGCACCAGTAGGACCCGTTCCGATGGGACCTGTCGCGCCAGTAGGACCCGTTTCTCCAGTAGCCCCTGTTTCTCCAGTAGCGCCACTGTACCCAGTTGGTCCCGTTTCCCCCGTGTATCCCGTATATCCAGTATATCCAGTTCCCCCAGTAGCACCCGTTTCCCCCGTGTATCCAGTAGGGCCAGTTTCCCCAGTAGGACCAGTAGCGCCGGTTTCCCCAGTAGGGCCAGTTTCCCCAGTAGCACCCGTTTCCCCAGTGTATCCAGTAGGGCCAGTTTCCCCAGTAGCACCCGTTTCCCCAGTGTATCCAGTAGGGCCAGTTTCCCCAGTAGCACCCGTTTCCCCAGTGTATCCAGTATATCCAGTAGGACCAGTGGCGCCACTGGCGCCAGTTTCCCCCGTATATCCAGTAGGACCAGTTTCCCCAGTAGGACCAGTAGGACCAGTAGCGCCACTGGCACCCGTTTCCCCAGTAGCACCAGTAGCGCCGGTTTCCCCAGTAGGACCAGTAGGACCAGTAGCGCCACTGGCGCCCGTTTCCCCAGTAGAACCAGTAGCGCCACTGGCGCCGGTTTCCCCCGTATATCCAGTAGGACCAGTATACCCAGTATATCCAGTAGGACCACTGGCGCCGGTTTCCCCCGTATATCCAGTAGGGCCAGTTTCCCCTGTATATCCAGTAGGACCACTGGGGCCAGTAGGGCCGGTATATCCAGTAGGACCAGTTTCCCCTGTATATCCAGTAGGACCACTGGGGCCAGTAGGGCCGGTATATCCAGTAGGACCAGTTTCCCCTGTATATCCAGTAAAGCCACTAGCGCCCGTTTCCCCCGTATATCCAGTAGGACCAGTTTCCCCTGTATATCCAGTAGGACCACTGGGGCCAGTAGGGCCGGTATATCCAGTAGGACCAGTATACCCAGTATATCCAGTAAAGCCACTAGCGCCCGTTTCCCCTGTATAACCAGTGTATCCAGTCGGCCCAGTAGGACCAGTAGCGCCAGTATATCCAGTAGGACCAGTTTCCCCAGTGTATCCAGTCGGCCCAGTAGGACCAGTAGCGCCAGTATATCCAGTAGGACCAGTTTCCCCAGTGTATCCAGTCGGC